TAATAATCATCTGATTCTAAGACTTGGTGTCGGAATTGTTCTCTTGCTTCAATATATGAACATTCTGCTCGTGATTTACAGTAGTAAAGTATTTCTCTGGTAAATTTTTCTGGGCCTAAGGTTTGTATGTCTTTTTTGAGTTCGCCGTTTGAGCCATAATATTCTTGCCAATCGCTGTCTATTTTGCTTCTGATCTTCTTTTTCTTTTTAGTGCCGTTTTTAAGTTTTACTGTTCGTACTGTAGTTTTTGAAAATTTGGCTAATTTTTTCCCTATGTATTTGCGCCCAGACACAGTATTTGTTATCAAATACACAAATCCTACACAATCTTCAGGAAGCGATTCCACGTAAGTGGATTCAAATAACCATGACATACAGCATTAATTATGCTGTGCTAAGGATTTAATATAATTTCTTTACGCCACTGTTTGGTAAAATTAGTTTCTAAATTTTTTATACTACAAGTTTTTACACAAATATCATTTGGACTAGTTTTCCAAGATTCTTTTATTTTATCAAAATCATTTAATAAAATACCGTTATTACTACCTAACCAACAACAAGGATGCAATTTTCCTTGTGTGGACATGTAAATACTTTTTTCAGCTAATGCATGACATTTTATTTCATTGGTAGCAATAACCGAATCTTCAAAAGATTTTGGAGGTTTAATCCAAGATACCGGGTATTCGTTGTGTCTTTTACTTACCTTGTACCGTAAAATTTTAAAACCTAGCTTTTTAGCTAAAGTAGCTACCTCGTCTACTTGATGTTCATTGTGCTCAAAAATAATCATTTCCCAATGGGCCTTGCCTCCGGCATCAATAAACGATTTAGCATTTTCAATTACTTTGTTCCACACAACGTTTACTCTGTAAATATGATTTGTGTTTTCTAGTCCATCTATGCTAAAAACAGCATAATCACGTTCTTGATTAAGTCTGGTGCCTAGTTGATACCACCAATTTTTAGAACGTAAACCTCCATTACTATGAATACCTATACTGATGTCATTGTTAACTTTTCTAAAATAATCAATTATTTCGAGTGCTTGTCCAGCAGCAGGATCTCCGTAATTACCACACATAAACATTTTATCTAAATTACTAATAAAAGAATCTGATAAGATGTTTTGTATGTTTTCTACTGTTAGCCATCTTTGTATTTTTTTGTTAAATGTAGTATCTGTTTCTCTAGCACATTGCGGGCACGAGGCCTGACAGATATCAGTAGGCTCTAGATGTAAAACTTGTATATCGTTAAACAATTTCAACGTCGGTGTTATAGCTGGTAAATCCATTTTCTTTAACTACACTCAAAACATTGTTTACACGACCAGCCAGTTCATCTTTGTGACTCACTAACCAAACTGATCTATTACCTTCGCGGCTCATTTTCTTAAGAATAGCCAGACTGTTTTCTACACCCGAGCTGTCCATGCCAGTATCAATAACTTCGTCAATGAACAAGAGATTAATTGGTTGATACAAACTTTCCCAAACATCACGGAATGCCCAACTCAAACTCAGTATCAATCTGTTACGTTCGCCTCGACTCAAGTTATCAAAGTCCAATTCTCTGCCCAGTTCTTCAATGCTGACAGAAAGATCATTTTGGAATTTGACAGTGTGAGGCAATCCAATTCTATCCAGGTACTGACTCAATCTAGCGTTTAGATAACTCAAGTTCTGATCAATGATTCTTTTGCGAATAAAACTGTCTTTGTTGGTCAGTAGTTTAAGCAAGAACTCTTGATGTTCTCTAACATTGGCCAATTCATTGATCATGTCATAGTTGATTTCTTCTAGAGCTTGAGTTTCCATCTCTCGGATTTGCTCTGCATATGGATCCGCTTCTGCTTGTTTTGTTGTCAATTGTTGTTTTAGATTGGCCACAGTGTTTCTGTGATTGATAGCATCTTCTTTACGGTCGTAAAACACTTGAGGTGGCCGACCTGGGTCGCCAATAAGGGCCAGTGCTTCTACATGACCATGTAATTGTTCGTCGTTGGCAAGATACTGTAAGGAAGTTTCTTTCAATGTGTTGCGTTTTTCTTCCAACACTTGCTCATGTTTGTGATCGTGAATGGCCTGACCGCAGGCATAACACTCATGTTTTTCTAGTTTTTCAATTTCTAATTTTAATTTGTCTAACTGTTTTAACAGTTTGACTTGTTCGGTTTCGCAAGCAACTTTCCAACGATTAATTTCTGCGGCTTTTTTGGTTTTTTCATTGTATGCATCTAGTGCGTCGTGATTGGCAAGCTCTTGGTCGATATCTAGGTCACCAACAACCGCCAAAGCTTTTTCTAATTCTGCCGACTCGTTTGCCTGTTTATTTTTCCACATGGTTTGTCTACGCCGTGTGGCTTCAATTTGTTCTTGTATACGAGCATTGGCATCTGTTACTGCCTTGATACGATATTCTTCTTGAGTGATAGCGTCTCGAGTGGCTTTCAGTTGTTCTTTGAGAGCATCCGCTTTTTCGCTCAACATTGTAATGCCTAGCAACTGTTCAATTATGGCTCGCTGATCGTTGGCTTTGAGTGCAAGGAATGGTTCTGTGTAGGTGTTAAGTGCAACAATATGTTTAAACATATCGTGGCTCATACCAAGCATGCGTTCAATTTCTGCTTGGGTTTCTCTTGAGTCACCTTGGCTTTCGTCGGTGATCTGTTGCTCTTGACCGCCCACATAGAATGCCATAGTGTTGGGTTTACGACCGCGTTCAATACGATAATCAATACCATCTCGTTCAAATTCAATTGTGACCAACATGTTCTTGCCGTTGGTTTTATTGATAAGATTATCTTTTTTGATGTTGGTTAAGGCAGCACCATACAATGCATAACTTAGTGCATTAATAATTGTAGTCTTACCAGTACCATTTCTAGCACCTGTGTCATCTCCGCCTAAGTCCAAATTTTGACCTAGTACAAGCGTTAGATCTCGACGATCAAACTGAACAGCCTGGGTAGTATTACCCACGCTCATGAAATTTTTCACTGCCAGTGTTTTTATTTTAAACATAAATTAAGAATGTTCGCTGCACAATTGTAGCATGTTAATATAGGAATCGCAAACTGCTTTTCTGATAGATACGTCCGTTACATGATAAAAAGGGCGATTTGACTTGTTATCATAATGATCCCAAAGATTAGTATCGCACATTTTAGATTCCCACTCCGAAAAATCCCAAATTGAAGAATCTTTAAAAGAATGATGTTCGAATCCTCCTCGAGACCACGCCCAATTTTTTAAATTTTTATTTTTAGAAATTTGCTGTAATGTGTGGCATATAAAGATATAATTTTTTTTAATAGTGGATGGTAAGTCTATATACTTTACAAAAAAGTTTTCAATTTCTTTATATTGGTGTTCTTTAAATGTTTCTTGTGTATCTCGTCTGAGGTTTGTCCATGTAGTACAAACTAAAGATTTAGAAGGATCAGGGTCACATACATTCCAGTAACGAATAATACTATCTTGAGTCTCGTTATCATTATTCAATAAAAGTTCTTGCCGTACACTACTAGTAGCATTGTAAATTAAATAATCACAGCAATTTGACAATGCGTATTCAACTTGGAGAGCAATAAGATAATTACTGGCACCAGGACTAGCAAGATTGATTACTTTTATTTGTGGACATTTATCTTGCAGCATTTCAGTCCAATTTTTTCCAAATACAGGATCGGAACTACAAAAACTGTCACCGCATATGTATAAAGTTGGACAACTCAACTTGAAATTTCCTTGATTAAATTTTTTTGATCATTATAAAACTGATTGGAAAAATGCGAATAATTATAATCTAAAATTTCTTGCATTACTATTAGCGTTTCCTGTAATTGAGCAGGAGACATGTTTTTCCACGCATCTAATATTTTTAATATAGCATCAACCCGATCTTCAAAGTTGATAATGTTATCGTAATCCTCGCTCCAAAACCTACTAAATGTTTTAAATCCTAATGATTGCAGATATTTGAGAGTGCCCGGAACTCCTAATATTATAAACGGTCTTTTATTTACTATACCTTTAAAACTAATAGTGGATAAAAATACTTGGGGATGTGTTACTGTAGTTTCTAGGCCTAGATAGATAAACGCTTGGTTGATAATATTTTTTTGATAATTCGTAACTAACATTTTGTCGTGTGGGTTATTATTTTCAACAAAATTCTTATAAGAGGTTATTTCTTTTTGAAATTTACTTACGATTTGCTGATTTTTATTTTTTTGTATTACTAATTCGTGATTGTTTATAATAAAAGGATCAGTACTAAGAAAAATACAATTGCTTAACTTTCTATCAGTAGTAGAAGCATAATTTTCGTTTTTGGCCTTTATGTTGTTATAACCAACTAGCCCGGCCGACTCGAGCTTTTTATAGAATAACTGCGATATAAAGTAAGTGCGATGAAATCGACTTTGTCTACTCAGTACAATAAACGGGTAAGTAACATCTAAAAAATTGTTATTAATCTGTTCAACAGGAAAAACACACACACAATTAAACAGCGAGGTAATTGTAGCAATCGGGCACATGTCGCTTGTAAGAATTTGACAAGCACGCTCAGCATACTGTTTAATGTTTGGAAGGTTAGAAACCAGTATACAAAAGTAATTTGGTATATTAAGCTCTTTTAGGATTAATTGTAAATTGTATAAAGAGAATCCAGGAAAGTCTTTAGTTATATAAAAATCAAGATCAGTTTGATAGAATACAATTCTTTCATTGTTCTGAAATTCAATTGATTGACCTTTAAATTTTTCCGTTAAAAAATCTTGTAGCTCAAAAAATAGCCGATGCATGTCATGAGCATACAAATTTAAATTAACTTCTTTTAGTACGTTGTATGACATTATTGAGCGAGCATCCAATTGTATAATTCTCTAATTCCCTTTTCTAACGAATAGGAATAATTCCAGCCTAGTTTTTCCTTAATTAAAGTATTATCTGAAGTCCTTCCTGCTACACCTATAGGACCGTTTATATTATTAATAGATAGTTTTTTATCTGATATGTTAATAACTAAATTTGCTAATTGATTAATTGTAACCATTTCTTCGCTGCCAATGTTAACAGGCCCAGCAAATTGACTGGACATTAATTTTAACGTAGCTTCGATACAATCATCAATGTATAAAAATGATCTAGTTTGCAAACCATTGCCCCATATGTCAATTTGCCCACCATCATCCGCTTGAATGACTTTCCGACAGATTGCTGCTGGTGCTTTTTCCCTACCGCCACTCCAAACAGATTTTGGTCCAAATATGTTATGGTATCTAGCAACTTTAACATCAACGTGATAATTTTTAGCTAGAGACAAATATAAATGTTCGCCAAATAATTTTTCCCAGCCGTATTCGCTATCAGGATCAGCTGGATATGCGTCACTTTCGCTACACTTGGGATTCGCCGGATCAAGTTGATTGTAACGCGGATATATGCAAGCAGAAGAACTGTAAAAAACTTTTTTAATATAGTTTTTTATAATGTTTTGTGTGACGTTTAAATTAATCGCACAAGAATTACTCATTATATTATAATCGTTGTCGCCGGTAAAGATATATTGTGCACCGCCCATGTCAGCCGCCAATTGATATACTTCATCAATTGATTTAGTAAATATTTCTTTACAAAATTGCTGATCTCTTAGGTCTCCGATGATAAATTCATCTGCAGCAGACGATTCAAATTTTGGATACTCTAAATCAATACCTATTACGTAATTAGAACTTTCTTTCAACTTAGATACTAAATGTGAACCAATAAATCCGCCTGCACCCAATACTAATATATTTTTCATGACAATTGTTTGATAATATCTAAAATTCCTTGTTCGATGTTAATTTTTGGTTGCCAGTATTTTAAAATAAAATCGTTTGGCTCAATTTGCTGATTTAATTGAACTGTATCTACTGTAGACGTATAAGAGATATCGCCAGAGAGATTTTTTTGAATAATTTGTGCAATTTCTTGAATTGAGTGCCATTTAAAACTAGTACAATGATATTTTTCATTGCGAGGCAGAGTATCATACTGATTACTTAAGATATACATACATTCGGCACAATCATCAACATGTAAAAATTGCCTTTGTTCTTTACCTGTGGATTCAATGGATATACTTTTATTACGAATAGCTTTTTTTACTAAATCTGTAATTACATGAGATTTTTCAGACTCAAGTTCAGGACCATACACATTCCATAGCCTAATGTTTATTCCGTTCAATTGAGAAGTTAATTCTTCGGCTAATTTTTTTGTTATTCCGTATATAGAGTGAGGCATATCTGCCATTTGACTAGATACAAATAGAAATGGTTTCCTACTATCTTTAAGTTGATCAAATGTGTGAGTGATTATTTTAATATTATTTTGAATAAAATTGTATGACTGTTGATGTTTTTTTAGATATTTTGATCCACCAACATCCCATGCCAAGAAAAACACGAAATCACAGTTTTCGATGTTTTGTCTAAGTAAATGATTATTTGGTATACGTAAATCTTGTTCTAGATTATTTTCAATATCAAACAATAAAGCGGTGTGCCCTTGCTGTTCTAGATAGGTACATAGTGTGTTTCCAATAAGGCCGCTAGAACCGAGTACCAAATATTTCATCATAAATTCCTGTAAATTTCTAATAATAAATTTTTATTATATTGCTCGCTTTGAATATTTGTGAGTTGATTGGTAACAATGGTATCTACACTTTCAAACATGATGTTTCCGGTTATATCGTAATTGATATCTTCGCTCACAACCTTTTGCGGAATGAGAGTAATTTCTCTTAAATTATATGTATTAACAA